ATATGATGGTAAAGAATATAAAGTAGTTCAACAGGACAAAACTACAACACTAACGTTTGGTTTTGGTAATGCTCAGGATTATTGGGAGTTTGTAGACAAAGGTGTTAAGGGTGTTAGTAGTTCAGCAAAAGCTCCGTTAAGTCCTTTTAAGTTTGGTACAGGTACTGGAAAAAGTGGAGGTTTAACGAGTGGTATTAACGGTTGGGTTTCAAGAAAAAGAATACAATTTAAAGATAAAAACACCGGAAGATTTTTGTCTTATAAATCAACTTCTTTTTTGATTATTAGAAGTATATGGAATAAAGGATTAGCAACAACAAACTTTTTTACTAAGCCGTACGAACAAGCGTTTCAAAGATTGCCAGATGATATATACATGGCTTATTCTTTAGAAGTTGATGAAAAATTAAAAATAGCACTTAAATTATGATTAAAAGTTTATCGCCTTATTACATAACTATTCCGTTTACAAGCCCTTTGACAGGTGCTATTTGTAGCGCATATACTTTGCAAGTGTTTATTTGGAACGGATTAAAAGCCTCAGTACCTACCGAGCCTGTTTATTCTATTACAAAAAAGAATCCGACAAGTTCAGGAGGTAATGACAAGATAAACATTGCAAGGTTAGTGAATGATTATATTGATTTCATGCCACAGGAAATGAGCGTAACTGGTGTTTATAATGGTAACAATCAGGCATGGGTTAAAACACAAGTAGTTTACACTACAACTGATGAAGATGATTTAAATGTTATTCAATTGCCTAACACTTCATTATTATCACGCGGTTACAGTTATGGATTGGATGGTGAAAATGCGCAAAGTAATTCTGTTTTATTGTCGGGAAATGAATTTAAAGTAGATAGAAACGGGTTCTTTTGCTTGCCCTTAATGATTAGCGAGTCTTTATCTTACACGGTAACTGTTAAATCATATCCTATTAATACATTAGATTATACCGTTACAATTGGAAGTACTACTAATAGTTCAAACTTATTTAAAAACATATGGGTTAATGTTATTGAGTGTTTGGATGATACTGAAATAGAAATAAATATATCCGAGTTAGATTATACTTGTACGTTATTAGTTCAAGACGAATGTAGATATACGCCTGTAGATATAGCCTTTCAAAACAAAGAGGGCGCATTACAAATACTTACATTTTTCAAAGCAAGTACCGAAAGCATTAGTACTACAAGCGAGGAGTACGAAAACGACAGAGGACAGCCAAACGTAGGTTATCATCAATATGTTACGTATAATGTTCAGGGTAAAAGTAAGTTTAAAATTAACAGTGGATTTGTTGATGAAAGTATTAATGAATCTTACAAACAATTGCTTTTATCTGAGAAAGTTTGGAAACTCGAAAGTGTCGGAAATTATATCCCCTTAAAAATATCGACTAAATCTTTTGAGTATAAATCAAGACAAAAAGATAGGTTAATTAATTATGAGTTAGAATTTGAATACGCATTTAATGAAGTAAATAATATATAAATGGTAGTTAAACTATACATTGGGAATGATGACTTAGATAGGTTTAAAGATGAATCAATAGAAATTAATAGTTCTATTGCTAACATTAACGATATCACAAAAAATACTACCGATTATTCACGCTCTTTTACCGTTCCTGCTACCAACAAAAACAATCGTATATTTAAACATTACTACGATGCCAACATAGATAATTCGTTTGACGCAAGAGTTAAACAAGACGGACGTATAGAGTTGGATGGCATACCTTTTAAGTATGGTAAATATCGATTAGACAAAGTTAGTGTTAAGCAAGGTAGACCATACGCTTATACTCTTACATTTTGGGGTAACTTAGTTTCGTTAAAAGATACGCTTAAAAATGATGAGTTAAGTTCTTTGGATTTTTCAGAGTTTCAACACACTTTTAATCCTGCAAATGTAAAGACAGGTTTAACTTCAAGTTTGTTTAGTGGAAATTTAATTTATCCTTTATTCGTTAAAAAGCAATTGTATTATGACTCATCACAAGAGGGAACGAATACGGATAAGTTAGCTAATATATCTTACTTACCATTAAGCGCAAATACTGGTTTGAAATGGAATGAGTTGCGACCTGCATTAAGATTATTAAATGTAATAGAAGCGATTGAAACAAAATATGGAGTTACTTTTTCACGTGACTTTTTCGGACGTACTGATTTTACAGAATTATTTATTTGGTTAAATAATGATTCAAGTTTAATTAATACGCAAAATAATAAAGTTAGAATTGACTTCACAAATACAGGCGATATTGACGGTAGAGGCGGTGTAGTTGATATAGTAGAAGATACATTTGTAGCAGGTGGCAAAAGGATTTATTCTTTAATCGACATAGTTCCCGCTTTGGGATACGAAACCGTAAAGTACAATATTGAGCATACAATTGATGGAAATTTAGCAGGTGGATTTAGTCAAAGCACAGGAACAGACGTTTTTTATTTTGACATAGAAAGAAACACTGGACAAAAACATTCATGGTATATTTCAGCAAATCAAGAATTTAAATTTACAAGCAAGTTAACAATCGAATTTAGATACGAAAGTTACAGAATGTCTGCTACATTCCCACAGCAAACTATTACGGGACAGTTGCAAGTAATTAATAACTTACCTAAGATAAAGATAATTGACTTTTTAAATGGGTTGTTTAAGATGTTTAAATTAGTTGTAATTGCTGACGAATACAATAATATTTATGTAGATACTTTAAAAAGCTTTTATTCTAAAGGTTCAATTTGGAATGTTTCTAAATACATAAATGATAATTCAATAGATATTGAAAGGGGTTCTTTGTTAAATGAAATTAAATTTAAGTTTCAAGAGCCAAGTACTATTTTAAACAAACAATTTAAAATAAATACAGGATTACCTTATGGAGACGAAGAAACTATCTTAACGGATGATGGAACGGCGACTGGGAAACCATTAGATGGAGAAAGTTTATCTTATGAATTGCCTTTTGAACAAATTGTTTATGAAAGATTAATTGATTTAAAAGACAATACCAATACAAATTTAATGTACGGGGGTATATTTGATGAAACAATCACGCCAGTTAATCCAAAAGTACATTTGTTTTACAATGTTTCGACAGCAGTAGGAACGAAAACATTAGGCTTTATAAATGATATCGGAGGTAAAGAGTTGATTAATGGAAGCGTAAATATAGCAAGTCACTCAATAGACTTTATTAACCCACAATATAACTTAGTTTTTGGTATAGAAAATAACGAATGGAACGGTGTAGCATCTGAAAATACGTTATACAAAAACTATCATAAAGACTATGTAGATTCTGTATTTAATATTAAGAGAAGAAACTTTAAATACAAAGCTATTTTACCACTAAGGATATTAACTCAATTAAAATTAAACGATGTTTTACAAATTAAACATGACTATTATAGAATCGATAATTATAATATCAATCTTTTAAGTGGCGAAGTGTCTTTAAATTTAATTAATTCTTTTGATAATACTATTAATGGATTTAATGCAAATGTAAATGTATTATATGCCGATTACAGAGCGCAAACACAAACGGTAACAATAACAAATTTAGGTGGATATAGTTATATAATAGAGTCAGGAACATGGCTTTCTTTGACAAGTTCAGGCGATAATGTTTACTTTGCATTTGAAGAAAATAACACAGGTGCAACACGTTCGACAAATGTATCAATTACAAATACAACGACATTACAAGTAATAGATATTTTTTGCCAACAAGCGCCAAGAATAGTAACAGCAGACAATAATATAATAACAGCGGATAACAATATAACAACAGCAGACAATGGCTAAACAAACAATAGGAATAGGAACAACGGCAGGCGATGGAACGGGTGACGTATTAAGAGTTGCATTTGATAAGTGCAATGATAATTTTGACGAGTTATATAGCGCTACTGGATTTCAGAGTATTTCAGATACGACAAATACACAAACACTTACTGCTTTGACTGATAATTTAGTTTCATTCTCGGCAACTCCCGAAGAAAATGGAGGTTTGACTTTGATGGATTCAAATGCTAAGATAACACCTGTGGCACTTAACGACATTATAGGAGTTGATTTTTCATTTACGGGCGTGGTTCCTGTGGGTACAAACTTATCTTTATCCGTTTTTCTAAAAGTTGGTGGTGTTAATTATAGGTCAGTTAGTCAACCGATTGTAAAAGGAGCGGGTTTAGATGATTACTTTTCCGCAAGTTGGATATTACCAGTAGGGGCTTCATTCCTTAGTAATGGAGGTTTATTATATGTTAATCCTATTGTTGGAATGACCATCAAAAATAGATACTTATGCGTAACCAGAATAGGAAAAGGAAAATGATAGCTGAGATAATCACATTACTACAATCAAATCCATTTTATGGGGCGGGTAAATATACCGAGATAGCGAAAGGAAAAAATAGTTTGGATAATACATTTAAAAAAATAAAACGCATATGGCTATCGAGAAACAAATAAACATAGTTGTTAAGGAAACTGGAATCGATAAGGTTAATAAGCAAGTCGATGAGCTAAACAGTTCGCTAAATAAAGTTTCCAAAACAAACGATGGTGTTGCTAAATCTATGGGAGACAGTTCAAATGCTGTCTTAGAGAATGGAGGTGCAATGGGATTACTTAATGATGCAACAGGCGGACTTGCTATGACTGTAAAAGATGCGGTTGAAGCGTCTGTTTTATTTACAAAAAGTCAAAAGTTAGCATCAATACAACAAGCAATTTATAGTACCGTTGTAGGAACTTCGACAGGAGCAATGAAGTTATTTAGAATTGCTTTAGTTGCAACAGGCATAGGTGCTTTAGTAGTTGGTTTAGGTTTGCTAATTGCAAATTTTGATAAAGTTAAAAAAGTAGTTTTAAATCTTATTCCTGGACTTGCAAATGTAGGTGAGTTTGTAGAAAATTTAGTAAACGGATTTACTGATTTCATAGGCGTTACAAGTGAAGCAGAAAGAGCCTTGGCAAGTTTAACAGAGCAAGCAGATAAATCTTTGGCTATGAATAAAAAGTTCATGGCTGAGGAGGGCGATTTAGTTAATAAATATACAAAGGCTAAAATAGATGCTAAGAACGCATATAATGAAGCTATAAAGGAGGAGGGCGCAAATCAAAAGAAACTTGCTGAACGTTTGAATCGTGAATTATTGGCTATAGATAAAATGCATAATGATGATTTAGCAAAAGCCAAAAAAGAAGCGCAAGATAAAGAAGATGAAGCAAATAAAACAAGAACTGAAAAACAAAAAGCAGACAGATTAAAAGCACAAGAAGACGCAAAAAAAGCGCAAGAGGACGAAGATAAACGAAAAGAAGAAAAGATTAAATCTGATGCTGAAAAAGCTATTGCATTAGACGAGGAAATAAAACAGGCTCAGTTAGATGTTGAGGAATTTAGACAAAATAATATAGACAAAGAAACAGAGCAAGAAGCTACTGCAATGAATAATCGTATTGCAAGAAAAGAATACGAATATGATGAAGCAAAAAAAATAGCTGAAGACCAATTAGCTTTAGATAAACAAATACAAGAAACACGATATAACAGCGCAAGAGATGCAGGCGATGCCTTGTCTAATTTAGCTAATTTATTAGGTGGTAATTCTAAGAAAAACCAAGCATTACAGAAAGGAATTGCAGTTGCTCAAATCGCAATAGATACAGCTCAGGCAATATCTAACGCTATACCAGCCTCAATAAAAGCAGGGGCAGAAGCAGGAAAGGTTGCAGGACCAGCAGCAGCAGTTGTTACTCCAGCAGTAACAGCATCGACTTATATAGGTTTAGCAGCAATGATTACAGGAAATGCTTTGAAAGCTAAAAGTATCTTATCAGGTGGCGGAGGTTCAGGCGGTTCAAGTAGTTCGGGCGGAGGGTCTACAACAAGCGCGCCATCTTTCAACTTAGTACAAGGCACAGGAACAAATCAAATAGCACAAGGATTATCACAACAAGGCGCGCCTATTAAAGCGTATGTAGTAAGTTCAGATGTAAGTACTTCGCAAAGTTTAGATAGGAATATAGTAAGTGAAGCGTCTTTAGGTTAGCAAAAATATAACAATAGTAACATAATTTAGTTTAATTATAAATAACAAAAAAATATGAAAGTAGAAGAAATAAAATTAGCGTTCAATACCAATATTCAATTAAATATTGTGGGTATATTACAAGGCGATTTAGGTAAAGGTGATTCAGCTATTGTTAACGGAAGAAAAGGAATACAAACAGCGGTAGAGGGATATAATCAAGCTATATCGGTTTATACAGCAATTATTCCGACAGCTAATAAGTATTTAGATATGGCAAAAGCATTAGGCGAGGCTTCAATTCAAAAACAACTTGAATCAGTTATTAAAGACGCCAACGAAATGATAAAAGCTTCTAATGTAGCAATCACAAAATTGAAATCTATTTAATGAAAACCTATCAAGCTAAATACAATCCACTTACAAATAAAGGAGTTTATGGAATTTCTTTAGTTGAAAATCCAGCGATGGAGGGTTTGTTTATTGCTTTATCTAAGGATGAGAAGATACAATTTAAGACCGTAGCTTCCTGCTCCGTTTCTTTGTCTATATTATTTTGCCTAAATTCCTCGACATCTAACTGAGCTTGTTTAATTTCTTCGTCTAAAGCAATAGCTTTTTCAGCATCTAATTTTATCTTTTCTTCTTTTCGTTTATCTTCGTCCTCTTGTGCTTTTAATCTGTCTGCTTTTTGTTTTTCAGTTCTTGTTTTATTCGCTTCATCTTCTTTGTCTTGTGCGTCTTTTTTAGCTTTTGCTAAATCATCATTATGCATTTTATCAATAGCTAACAACTCACGATTTAAACGTTCAGCAAGTTTCTTTTGATTTGCTCCCTCCTCTTTTATAGCTTCATTATACGCATTCTTTGCGTCTATTTTAGCTTTTGTATATTTATTAACTAAGTCGCCCTCCTCTGCCATGAACTTTTTATTCATAGCTAAAGATTTATCTGCTTGTTCTGTTAAACTTGCTAAAGCTCTTTCTGCTTCACTCGTAACTCCTATAAAATCTGTAAAACCGTTTACTAAATTTTCTACAAACTCACCAATATTTGCAAGTCCCGGAATAAGATTTAAAACTACTTTTTTAACTTTATCAAAGTTTGCAATTAGCAAACCTAAACCCACAACCAAAGCACCTATTCCTGTTGCAACTAAAGCAATTCTAAATAACTTCATTGCGCCTGTTGACGTACCTACAACCGTACTGTAAATTGCCTGTTGTA